GTACGTACAGCTTTTTTAGCCGTCATGAAGTAGATTTATTCTACTGGGTTTTTTATTTTATAGTGGTGTATCTAGTATACTATCTTCTTCGTCTATAGTCATATCACCCATGTTATGAAGTTGACTAAATACATCAATTAATATATCACGATAAGGTTGATCTACCATATGTAAATCAAATAAGTATACATCTAAATGATCATTTCTAAGTAGTTCAGCATGATACATAAATTGTCCAAATGCTTCTAATTCTTGACTAATATTATTATTAGCATAATCTTCTAGAACTTGTGCAATAACTATTCTATCTGTATACGGAATTATACCTTTATTTGCTAATTTTACTAGCTGTAGTGCTTTTGATTCTCGTTCACGCATAATTTGATTTCGTTTTGAACTACTCCAAGTATATCCGCCATCGCCACCCCAAAGATCCCAGGCTACACGGCCTTTACTAGGAAAACCTTCTTCGCCACTATTAAATCCAGTTGCACGTTTATCTACTTCATGACGGCTAAAAAAGCTGTACATACGTAATACAGTACTTGCACTTAGTGGATCACGGTCTTTTAGTTGATTAGCTCTAGCTAAGCCTACTAGAGTACCACCTGCTCTACCTTCCTCTTTCCATTTAAGCGCTCTGCGAGCAGCACTAGCCATGCCAGTAGTTGGTTTATATGTTTTTGCCATATTATTGTTTCATCCTATTATCATCCATAAATTTTATTTGATCTACAAGAGCATCAGCATCAGTTTTAAAATTTTGAAACTCTGCTTTACTAATAGTTTTATTAAGATCTTCTAGTAATTTTTGAGCTGTTGAATTATGCTGTGCTCTAGCAGCATATAACCATCTAAAAGAGTTCTTTTTATCATTAGTTTTAAGATAATATTCTCCAAGTTTTAACATAGCACTAACATTTTTCTTCATAGCCGCTTCTTTTAAATCATTTAATATATTATCTATTTCTTGCGGACTACTAGTAGGATCATTAAAAATCATTATAGCATATCTTTCTTGGGCTTTTTCGCTTACTTTAGCTGCATTTTTTACAAATTCTAATGCTGCAGAGTAGTTATTATATTTTTCGCATAAATCAGCAATATTTAGAGCTTGATCACTATCAACTTTAAAACAAAACTCTTTAAATATTGCTACAACATAGGCTTGTAGTTCTTGAGGAATTAAATCTTTTAAACCAATATTAATAAGTTCATCTAATGCAGATTTATCTTGCTTAGTTATTCGCCACATTAATACTCTAGTAGCGGGACCAAAGTTTTTATTACGTTTAAAATTTTGAGCATCAGCTAGAGTTTTATTTCTAGCCGCCTGATCATTTAATACAGCAGCTATAAGTTGTTTATGACTTTTGGCTGCTGTATTATTTTTAATTTTTGGTGCTTTATTTAAGTTAGGATTAGGTTCTGCATAAGGAAGTACTATACTCCATATTTCCATTGGATCAACATTTTTAAATTCTTGTTTACCACGACTAATATATTCGTATTCTTTTAATTTACCTTTTACTAGACCATAAACTGCTTCAGTCATAGTAACACCACTATAATCTGCTAAGCTTTCTGTACGAGCAGCAAGATTAACAGCATCGCCCATAAGATTAGTTCCATAAATCCAAACTTCTCCTATATGCATGCCTATACGCCAACGCATACCATTATTTAAAGTATGCATTTCATTTTGCATTTCTACTCCAAACTTAACAGCATCAACAGCACTAGTAAATTCAATTAATACGCTATCACCACCAGTATTAAATAGTCTTCCTCTATGCTTACTAATTAATAAGTCTATTTTTTCACGACATTTATCTAGTTTTTGTAGTGTGCCTATTTCATCTTTTTGCATTAAACTACTATAACCAATTACATCGCTACATATAATTGTTGCTAATTTAGTATTCATAATTTATCTAGGTTCTTTTAATAATTTATTTACTTGGTCCCAGAGAGCAGTTATTTGTCTATCGTAATTTTTTTCTAGATAATCTAATCTTACTTTAATTGTAACTGCATAGGCAGCTATGGCAACTAAGCCAGCTCCTAAAAACCACAATTTACTTACTGCTTCTGTAACTGTTTCCATAATTATTAGTTCCTATAAGCCATTATAATATCTTTACATAATTTACTACGAACAATATCTTGATCCATAAATCTTACTACTTCAATACCTTGAATATGTTCTAGCCTTTTAGCAGCATCTTCTAGGCCACTATTAGTAATATCACTTTGATCATGATCACCACTAACTATTATTTTACAGTTTTTACCTATGCGACTCAAGATCATTTTCATTTCATCACGAGTAGCATTTTGCGCTTCGTCTAGTAATACTATACAGTCATCAAAAGTAACTCCGCGCATAAATCCCAACGGTTTAGGTTCTATATCGCCCTTATTAAGTGCATATTCATAAAATCCAGTACCTAAGCTACGAATAAAAATATCATTAAAAGGTTCTAGGTAAGGAGCATATTTTTCATCTAGTGTGCCAGGTAAGAATCCTAGACCACGGCCTGTTTCTATGTTAGGTCTAGTAAGTATAATTTTATTTATGCGACGATAAAATAATTCACGAGCAGCATAAGTAGCTGCAATATAAGTTTTACCAGTTCCTGCACTACCTATACCAAAAATTATATTATTTTCACATATAGCACGTAAATATGTTTCTTGAATATAATTTAGTGGTGTTATTTCCTTAAAATTAAATTCTACGGGTATTACACTGCGTTCTTTTTTAGCGCTGCTTTTGCCCATATTAAT